CCGACAACTGCTGCAACGCAGTATTTTGTCATCAATGCAGCGGCAAATACATTCAACCTGTCAACCACTCTCAACGGAACTGCGATCAATACCTCTGGTTCTCAGAGCGGAACACATACCATACACTCTCATGCAAAGAATGTTGCTGCTACCTTGGCTTTGGATGATGAAGTAAGCAAGACAGACCACAGCATCTACTTGGTGTCAACATACGCAACCTCTTGTTCAATAACCGAGTACAACCTCAGAGCGGCATTGACTGTTGGTGCGATGGGTTCATTCATCACCGCAGGAACAAGCCCAAGTGCCTATGTGCTATCCACAACGACACAGGCAGTCACAGGAACGCCTTCGCAACTCAACAGCGGACGCATCTTCACCGTAAATCACGGATCTGCTTCTGGTATCAAGTCGCTGTACTTTGTCACGACATCAAGAGTCTACCGTGTTCCTGATGCGAATATCACGAATGGTTCGATAAACTGGTTGGAAGATTCGATGATCGAAAATCCTCCAGGCGGAACCACGACATATTCGGCAGTTTCCTCTATGTCTCAGATTGATTATTCCTCGACTATTGACCGAGTTTTTGTCACCACCACCACAGGCAGACTTGGCTTGTATGTTGCTGAATACAACACGGCAGGAGCGCAGTTTGACAAAACCATCGGCACAAATTTGGGAAGGGTGTTCAGCGAAAATGTCGCCCAAGGAACCGTTCCTGGTCTATTTCCACAGGCAGCATTGACCATATGGACTGAAGACGGGCAAATGTTTGCCATTCCATCGACAGGAACATCTGGTCTAAACTGGTTGCTTGTTTTCCCGTTTGCGGCAGATGCGTATTATCACGCAGCGACTCTACATGGAGCCATCACTCCAAAACTTGCAACTCCAAACGCAACTAAACTTCTCCATGCGTATGTCGATCACCAAGAATATGCTGGCGACTATGGATTGGGATTCCCCGTTGAATCATACCGTCTGTGGTATCGCACAAGTGGAATAGATGACAATAGCGGCGAGTGGACAGAGATACCAATAGGTGCTGATCTTGAAAGTGCTGCTGTCGGGGAATATATTCAGTTCAAGATTGCATTCGACATCATGGGTGAAATCTGCGTTCCAACACGAATCTACTCCATTGCTTGTTTGTATGAAGATTCTGGGCAGGACTCTCACTACCAGCCTTCACTCACAAAATCATCCGCCGCAAATAGACAATTTGTTTGGAGACAAGTTTCATCTTGGAATGTAGATACTAATGGTATACCAGAACTTAGATTAAGACTTTATAATGCAGATACAGGATTTTTAGTTTTAGATGACACTATCGCTATTTCTGCACAGGGAACATGGGAATATTCTACAGATGGTACAAATTGGAATGCTTGGGATTATATGGAAGATACTGTTGGAAATTACATTCGCTATACCGCAGATACTCTTCCAAATAATATTACTGTTAGAGCATTGCTAACACAGGCATAAAATGATTAATGATATCATTTTTCATAGCAACTACTTCTTCCTAGAACTACCAATATACAGTTCTGGAACAATTAACGCACCCATAGAATGGTACGGAGTTGGTGATTTTCAGATAAGACTGGCGCTTCCTGAAAGGATAAGTATTTCTTAATGCCAAGCAACTTTCCTAACGATCCATCAATAGGAACCACTCATACCATAGATTCTATTACTTGGGAATGGAATGGTGTAGCTTGGGTTGCTCTGGGAGGAACAGGAGCAACTTTATCATTAAACGATTTAACTGATGTTACAATAACTATGCCAGTAGAAAATCAAATATTAAAATATAATGGATCTGAATGGAATAATTCAAGCGCGGTCGATGGAGGATCTTTCTAAAAGAAAGTTGACACGCCACTCTGTTTGTGGTATAAATATCCTCACCAACTAAATTAGACACAATATCATAGGAGTTTTATTATATGAGTTTACCAACACTCTATCAGGATTTCATTCACCTTAGTCGTTATTCAAGGTGGATCGAAAGTGAAAATCGTCGTGAATCATGGGACGAAACCGTAAGTCGTTACTTTAAGTTTTTCCGTGAACATTTAAAGAATAACCAAAATTATGAACTAGATCCTGAATTAGAGAAGGAACTCTTTAATGCAGTTTTGAATCTTGAAATCATGCCAAGCATGAGAGCATTGATGACTGCGGGTGAGGCTCTGTCCCGAGACAACACCGCTGGTTATAATTGCTCTTATGTCGCAGTAAATCGTGTTCGTGCATTTGATGAAATTCTATATATTTTAATGTGCGGTACTGGTGTCGGTTTTAGCGTTGAGAGGCAATATGTCGAAAAACTCCCCACAATTGCAGAACAATTCACTGCTTCTGACACTACAATTGTGGTGCAGGATAGCAAGGCTGGTTGGGCAAAGGCTTACAAAGAACTTGTTTCCTTACTTATTGGAGGCCAAGTGCCGCAATGGGATCTTAGTAAGGTTCGCCCTGCTGGCGCAAGACTTAAGACCTTTGGAGGTAGAGCATCGGGACCCGCGCCGTTGGATGATTTGTTTAGGTTCACGGTCGACACTTTTAAGAAAGCTGCTGGTCGCAAACTCACTTCAATCGAATGTCATGACCTTGTCTGTAAAATTGCGGAGATTGTCGTTGTCGGAGGTGTCCGCAGATCCGCTCTTATATCGCTTAGTAATCTCACAGATGAAAGAATGCGAGAAGCAAAGAGTGGAGCATGGTGGAATGACAATCCACAACGCGCTCTTGCCAACAATTCTGTTGCGTACAAAGAAAAACCAGAAATAGGCGTGTTCATGGATGAGTGGGTTTCACTCTACAAGTCCAAGAGCGGAGAGCGCGGAATCTTCAATCGTGCAGCAGCACAGAAAACAGTTACAAAATTAGGAGATCGTCGTGATCCATCTTATGAATTCGGTACAAATCCTTGCTCTGAAATTATTCTACGCGACCGCGAATTTTGCAATCTTACTGAGGTTGTAGTTCGTCCGAATGATAATCTTGCTTCATTACAACGCAAGGTTAGACTTGCAACAATTCTTGGAACATTCCAAGCATCTCTTACTCATTTCCCATATCTCTCATCTGATTGGGAAAAGAATTGCAAGGAAGAAGCATTACTTGGCGTTTCTATGACAGGTATTACGGATAACAAGGAACTCCGCGATAAAAATACTGCTGAAGTTATTCTCAAAGATCTTCGTCAATATGCAATTGAAACAAATAAAGAATTTGCAAAAGCAATTGGTATCAATCCTGCTGCTGCAATTACCTGTGTCAAACCATCAGGTACTGTTTCTCAATTGACTGACGCAGCATCGGGTATTCACGCTCGTCATAGCGAATATTACATTCGTACAGTTCGTGCGGATCGCAAAGATCCATTGTGTCAGATGATGATTGATCTTGGATTCCCTGCGGAACCATGTGCGATGAAACCCGATCATACAATGGTATTTTCATTCCCAATCAAATCTCCTGATGAATGCATCACTCGTAATGATATGACTGCAATTCAACAACTTGAATTGTGGTTAACATATCAGCGTTACTGGTGTGATCATAAACCATCCGTTACGATTACTGTAAAAGAACACGAATGGATGGAAGTTGGAGCATGGGTATACAAACATTTCGATGAAATCAGTGGTATTTCGTTCCTACCACATTCTGATCACAGTTACAAGCAAGCACCATATCAGGAATGCACTAAGATTGCATATACTGCATTGGCAGTAGAAATGCCTAAGAATGTTGACTGGTCATTGCTTAAGAATTATGAAAAAGAAGATTCGACAAAAGGAACGCAAACATTTAGTTGCACTGGCGATAAGTGCGAGATTGTGGATTTAACATGAGGAAACCCTTTGGATATTCTTACTTACTTGATATGTACAAGTGTCGTGTGGGAGCGGCAGACGATTTGGAACTCCACTACCGATTCTTGGAACGGTTGGTTGATGAGATAGGAATGACACGAATGAGTCAACCATTCGTCATTCACGCACCAACTCAAAATGGTGTGGAAATGTTCCCCGAAAAAGCAGGAGTTAGTGGTTGGATTCCTTTGATTGAATCAGGAATTCAAATTCACTCACTTGAACCTACACGATTCATCACACTTGATGTTTATTCGTGTAACAAGTTTGACAAACAAAAAGTATATGACTTTGCTAAGAAATATTTTGAGTTTGAAGAATCGGAAGAACATTACATTGAACGAGGAATCAATTTTGGTTGATTCGAAAACCCCCGAAAGGGGGTTTTTCTTTGAGGGAGTTGACAAATTCTACTGGTGTGGTATAATCACCTCGTCATCATCTCAATGGTGGGATGATCACAAGGAGACATTTAACAATGTCAAAGATTAATGTTGGGTTTGCTACTGTTCTCGCACTCGGAGTCGGTTCAGTTGCAAGCGCGGAATTTATTGTCGTCAATAATCCCGTGCAAGATACCGTAGGGTTTTACTCCGATGCGTTTGACTCAAATGGTGCGTATACTTACGCTCAGAGCGGCGCGCAAGGTTTCTCTCTTGAGGATAGTTACACGACTTCCTCGCTTCGTTGGTGGGGTTCCATGAACGGATTCAATGATCAGGGTCTTACAAACATTGATTGTTTTCAAATCATTGTTTGGGACGCTGATTTTGAAACGCAAGTAACCAATCAGAAGATTGACATTTCAAGCATCAAGTGGGTTGAAACGGGTGACTTCAATTTCTTTGGTCAACCTGTCTATGAGTTCGTTGTGCCTTTGGCATTCCAAATCACGGCAGGTAACTACTTCATGAATATTGGGGCACAACTCAACGATGCCGCTGGTGATCAATTTGTTTGGTCGCAAGGACAGAATGTTGAAGATTTTTGGTTTACTGATGATAACGGTCAGTATAATTGGGGTGATTGGCGACCACTCCCGAACTTTATTGGCAACACCGCAGGAGGAGCATTCGTTCTTTCTGCACCAACGCCAGGAGCAATTGCGCTTCTTGGTATGGCGGGACTTGTTGGTCGTCGCCGTCGATAAATTGTCATAAAGTAGTGTGATATCCCACCCCCGCGCAGTTTGGGGGTGTTTTTGTTTCCTAAATATCCTTGAAAGGAGAAACACATGCAAGATTTTAATCTAGTGTTTTCTAGCAGTTTAGGTACAGTTTTCTACAGCATCGTCGTATTCGTAGCAGGATCGCTCATCGGCGCGCCAATGTGGAACTGGATCAATAAGAAACTGCCTTGGAATAAGTAATTTCACTTGACAGTGCAGGGTAAGGATGGTATAATGAGTCGTATGAAGAAGACTCTGACTACCATCCTTATTCTTTCCCTCTTTATTCTTTGTGCATGTCAGCCTCAACAGACTGATATTCTCACGGAAATTCATAAACCCGATGGTTCCGTTGTTCGTTATGTGAACAAGAGCAATGGCTACGGTTACAATCCTAATATTACAGGGAATCTGAATGTCGGTGGAGTCGAAGGAACCAATAACGCAACCATCATTAATGGTGGTGGTTGCGGTGGTTGGGGTTACGGGTGGGGTGGATATGGTGTTCAATACTATGGATATCCTAATTTTTATTATGCTCCAGGCTGTGTAACCACTCCTGGCGCAGCACCTATCCCGTATCCCATGAATGTCTACAACTACAATCCAGGCATTCGTACTTGGTAATTTAATTTCTTCTCAATCTACACCACCTAAATACTTTTATGGTAATAGGTGGTGTAGATTATTCTTTGTGCGGTCCTTCTATCTGCATATACAATGGAGATGGAAAGAAGTTTAACTTCAAGGACTGCACATTTTATTTTCTCACAAACACAAAGAAATTTGCCACATACTTTGGTACAAATATCATTGGTGAAAACTTTGATGACTTTAATCATGAAATAGAAAGATATCAAAGTATTGCCGATTGGGCGATGGAGATCTTACTGGGTTGTGAACAGGTTGCAGTAGAAGGATATGCCTATGCTGCACAAAGTAATCGTGTATTTCAAATTGCAGAGAACACAGGATTACTCAAGTATAAACTGTTTCAGCAAGGTATTCCTGTAAGTATTGTACCACCAACAGAAGTAAAGAAATTTGCTACAGGAAAAGGAAACGCAGATAAGACATCTGTGTATTCATTCTTTGAAGCAGAAACAAATACAAGTTTAAGAACATTATTCTACCCGATGGGTAATGGACCAAAAGAAATAACGAGTCCGATTTCTGATATCGCGGACTCGTATTTCATTTGTAAGTATTTGTTTAATCGAATTAAAGAATCAGTTTGATTTCTTACGCTTCATCTTAACTGCGGCAGATACTGCTGCACGACGATGCTTAAGATACTTATCTGTCTTGGTATTTGGTTTACCATCGTTATCTACATCATCATCTTCTTCACCAACAGGATCTAGTGTCTTCTTGGACTTCATCTTTTCGTCTAATTCTTCTGCATTTTCTTCTTGTTCTGGTTCAGAAACCAAGAACATCATGCTTTCATTTTCTGAATTTTCAAGAACAACAATACCTGTTTGTTCAAGTGCTTCATTAATTTCTGGTGGTAATTGACCATTTACTGCTAAAGAATAACCTTCGTTTGTGAGAGCGAAGAGTGGGTTTCCTACCATTTTGCCGCGTCTAGTAATCATTGTTTTATTCCTTTTCTTCTTGGAACCTAATGGAAGATCGTATGAATCAATTCCCCCAGTAGTACCTGTTCCTTGAACTTGTCCTAGTTGTGTTCCTGATGTTCCTTGTAATTCTTCTGTAAAGTTTACAATATAATCTGAAATTCTTCTTTTGTAATTCTTATCATTATTTAGGGTTGTTAATCTTTTAAGTATATCAGCAACCGCAGTTTCGTCAAGAGTGTTTTTTAGTTCTTTTTCTATCTCTTCGAATACATTAAAATCTTTTCGGTTTGCTAATGCTCTTGCTCTTTGATATAAAACTGTATCATTTACAATTTTAAGAAGAGTTTGCTTTAAAGAACGAATTAGCATATTTCTTATTTTAATAGAATTTGCTCTTTGATCCGAATATCTTAAATTAAATAAGAATTGATTTGCATACGCTGGTGGAGTTCCAGTAAGAATCATAAGATAATATATCTTCAGTACATCACCTTTTAGTAATGAACTTCCAATTTCTACAAAATCTTCAGATGGATTCTTTTCTGGTTTCATTTATATTATTTAGTATTGGCGTAATCGGAAAAGATCTTGTGATCTCTTTCTAGACGAGTTATGACGCCCGGCGCAGCAATACTACCATCTTTCTTTCTTGCTGGATTCTTGTATTCCCCTCTATTTAAGAATTCTTTTGCTGCTGATTTATAATCGCCAGCATTAAAGTGTTTACGGAAAGTTGGGGAATCGCCAATATGTCCTCGGTATGTTCCACTTACCAATGCTGCTTGAACCTCTGGTGGGTGATCGTGCAGATTTGGAATCAACTTAACTGTTCTTTGTAAATGCTCATCGTAATCTGCATCAAAAAGTTTCCCAACCTGATCTTTACTCAGCAAACCACCTTTACTTGCATGTGCGTGTAATTCATCACCACGATCACCAAACGCTTTACGGAAAGACGCCTTCGAACCCGTTGCTTCCAGATTGTGTCCTATACCAACAGTAAGGATACCTCTGGTGTCATTATATGGTTTTGTTCTGATACCTTCATCTTGGATTACCATTTGCTTTATGGCATCATGATGGTATGTTTTTTCTGCCTTTACTTCTTTTGCTTTTTGTTGTACTTTTGGTTTCTCTCCCGCAACTTTAACTTGATGAACCTGTTGTACCATTGGGGTTGGAGTTGGTTCATTTTGCATAGAAGAGTTCTTCATATGGGCAGCAGTAAGACCAATCAATCCACCCACAGCGAGTCCACCTAATAATTGTGAACCAAACCCTTCGTCCAAATCATGGTGAGAAGTCATCTTTGGTTTTTTACCAACTCTTGGTTTCTTTTCTGCTGCTCGTTTTTGTGCCACTGCTTTTTTCTTCTTCTCGGGACTCATTTCACCAGATGTCTGGGGAGTCTCCGAACTTACTTTACGAGAAGGACGGCACTTTGGATAGCCTTTTTTCTTGCTTTTAGATCTACCACATGGTGGATGTTTACCAGATTCATCTTTTTTAGAGATGTCTACCCATTTTTCTTTGAACCATCTGCGTAAATCTTCGTTTATTTCTTTCATATCTTTCTCAACTTATTTGCTATTCGTATATCAACAGGTATCATTAATAGATCAACATCTGGTATTTTTTCTGGTAAATTATTAAGATATACTATAAATGTTTTTAAAAAAGAATGTAAATCGGTTTCTATTCTATTAAAGAGTAATCTTGTTGCGGGTTCAATACCAAATACATTATAAAAAATAATTAAATGATTTAATATCAACTGTTCTCGCAGAACACCATGAGTTTTATATTTTCTCAGTAATCTTTTAAGATATTTGATTCGATTCAGATCTTCGTGAAACTCTTCAATACCAGAACACTGAGGGTTCTCATAGTTTTTCATTGCAAACAGCACATAGTTATCATCATTTAATTCACTAAAATTCATTTAATAATTACTTACGACGAATAAATTTCATTATATTTGAAATAGAAAATCCTTCTTTAACTGGTGCTGGTTCTTCTTTTGCTACTGGTTCTGGAGATGGTGCAATTGGTGTTGTATCTGGTAAACCAGATTCTGCTGCTGGAACAATTTTAGCGTCCATGAAATCTTCCATAGAATTTAATTGCAATTCCAGTTTAGCGCCAGGACCATGTGGATTATTTAATTTTTTAGCCTGATCATCAATACCAGTGATTCCACCAAAACGCTTTAAAGGTAATGATAAATTAAATTGTCCATTTTGTCTTAACGACTTTGGAACATCAATATCAAATCCTAAAAGATTTAACTTTAATCGTAATTGATTTAAAGTTTCGGTTCTGCTTTGGAATGGTCCAGATGCTAATACTGTAGTAATATAGTTGTTTAATCTTTTTAATTCGATTGGATCTTCTACCTTACTAATGTTGTAAGAGCCATTTACAAGTTGCTCGGAGTCTGTTGGACTGAACGAATAATTTTCTTTAATGTTCTTCTTAGTCTTTTTCATTTGAATTTATCCTTTACCGTGTTTACATTTTCTGCCTGCTGGGCATGATGCCTTAGAACCTTTTGGTCCTGCCCATAATTTCTTACATGCCCAATATTGAGCGGAAAGTTTAGATTTCTTCTCACCGCACTTATGTCTAGCACGGAAAGATTTTCTTGCTGCTCCACTATAATTATGTCCGTAACCCTTTGCTCCGAAGTGGACAATCTTTTCCTTACCACCTTCGCATGCCTTTACCATTTTCTTTTTGCCTGGTCTAGTAGATGCTCTTGGTTTATTGCAAGGCATTGATTTTTTGTCAACTGCTTCGGATATGAATTGGTTAAATGATAACATAGTGAATTCCTTCTCTTTATTTATTATTTTCTCCACTTGTTGTTGTTACGAGAACGGTTAAATTTCCTAGAAACAACCCTCAAGTTTTTTTTGCTATTATCATTGGCATTACCATTTTTATGATCTAATTCTACAGATTTATCACCTTTTTGAGTTCTACCTTCTTCGTTTGCTTCTCTTCTAGCAACGGTTCTTTTGTCTTTCTTTTTTCTATTTGCCAATTGCTTTGGTGTTGGGTTCTTTTTACCCCAACCGTACATTCTATGATCTCGTTCTTTGCGGGTTGGATCTTTTTCTTTTTCCAACAGAAGATCCATATCGACACTTAAAGAATCTGGTTCAAACTCAAATTCTTCTTTTATCTTTGTTTTTTTTGGTTTCTGCTGTGAACGAAATTGATCTATCATTACCTTAGTACGAGTAATACCTTTGCGTACTGTATGCATAATCTGACGAGAAGTATCTGGGTGAGTGCCTTCAGGCATCATTGCATGAAATGCATCATGATCACCCATCTCTGCTGCTGCTCGTACTTTGGTTCCGCTGATACCTTCTACACCTTCTGCATCCGAATCTCTCTCTCCAGATTTCACATATTCCACAGATTTAATATTTGGGAAATCTGGATGTCCAACATATTTTTTCATTTGGGTTGCAATTTCTTCTCTTGGTCCATCTCCAACAAAAACAACATGTTCATAACCAGAATGGCCCAAATGTTTCATTACATCCAAAGCAGTAACAATTTTTGAATCGTTTATAAAATTGTGTTTTGGAAACAGAGTGGTAAGCATTTTGTGTTTATCATCTGGATGAATGGGATTTTGCAATGCTCTCTCTGCTTTTTTTGCAAAACTATCTTTACTTTTGCCTGTTAATACAGATGAATCGGTTCTACTAAAATAGATTCTATGATCTGCTCCTGTTTTATCTGCTACCTCTTTGACTTTATCAAAAACAACCTGATGTCCTCTGGTTGGGGGTTGGAATCTACCAAATGCAAATACCGCAGTTTTACCCTGCGGTTTTGGTGCTTGTTCTTTTAGGTCAAAAAATGATTTCATTCTTGTTCCTTTAACGGTTCTTCTTGCCCTTGTTTCTCTTCATTTTCCACTTGAGGTTTGGTTTCTTTCTTACGACTCTTTTTTTTCTTTTTGGAAGTTTCGACAGGAGTTCTTTCTTCTTCAACTTTCTCAATTGTCTCTGGGACTTCTTCAGATCCTCTTGATTGCTGGAGTTCTCCATTTCCATTTACAAGACTCTCCTCTTGCTTTGGTTGTTCAACATTTTGTACTACTTCCTTTACTGGTGCGAGTTTAGATGCCATTCTTCGTAGGAATACAGTGCTAACATGGTACTTTTGTCCAGTTGTAGATTCCCAATATGTTCTTTGGTTTATTCTTTTAAATGTTCCACCAAATTTTTCTAATAATATATTCATTAATCGTTTAATTTCATTATTCATGACGAAACCTTCTTAAATCTTTCTTTATTTTCGTTATTACGAACCGTAAATGAAGTTGGAACTAATTTAACTTGAGAACCATTTAATTCCGATACGAATCCCTCACCATTCATGTGTCCACCATGTGGATTCATTGGTAAGTTTTCTTCACGATGTATTACATCTACAATCATACTTCTTGCATGATCTATATGGTTATGTGCTTGTAATAGTTTTTCAATATGATGACGATTGCGGTGAACATAATCTGCGTGTGCTTGCAATCTTTGTTGTTCTTTACCCTTTGCACCCGCTGCTTTTTCTCTTGACCAATCAATCATACTTGCTGCGCTACGAGAATGTGTACCTCGCTGAACCGCATTTGAAAACTTTGTAAAGTGAATGTGTCTATGTCCGAGTTTATTGGTTGGATCTCTGTGTTGAGAGATATCATGTGCAATTGCAGCAACCGTAGGATCTTTTAATATTTCTGTTGCTTTACCAAGATGATTATCTATTTCAGAACTTTCTTTGTCTGAAATTTTAAATTTGCGATCATTTAGTCCTAGATTCGGAAAGTGACTTCCCGTTGTTTCTAAGAAAGATACATCTGGATTTGATCCTATTTTCTTTCCAGTAGATGTTTGCATATGTGTATGCACAGCAATTGCATGGGAAACAGAATCTCTTGGTTTTCTATACTTTACTATATTTCCCATGAGATGATTCGATGCTTCATCTGGGATCATTACATCACCTTGATACGAATGATCATCATGAATATTTTTATGCTGTGCTGCTTTGAATCCATACAGGAAGGGTTGCAATAAATGCAGTTTACCTGTTTGATTAATATGATCGTTTATTTGCTGTTCTGAGTAAAGTTCTGGTGAACCTTTGCCCTTGTATTTTACATATGCTTTGCCTGCTCTTTTGCCAAATACAATTGATACTTTACCATCTGCTTTATATGACAAATTATGACCTTCAACTGCATCCCCCTTCAATCTTTGGTGGGTTGCATGAAGATGCTGAAGAGATGTTTGTGGATCCCCAGTATAAAGAAGTTCACCAACATGAGGCAAATGTGCTATTGCTTCAAGTTGGTTTTCTTCTTCTGTAAGATATCTTTTGAACGGAGAGTAAAACATATTAAATCAATGCATAACACTTTGAAGTACCAGATGAAGAAAATGTAACAGTAACTTTTTCTCCAGATACTGGTAAAATAAATGTTGGTGTTCCTACTCCAGACTGAAATACTATTGTTTTTGTTACAGCGGCTCCATTTGTTATTTGAGTGATAACAGCGGAAGCACTGGTTGCTACTGCTGATGTTGCTGATATCATCAATGCACGAAATGGGTGCGCGAATTCTACACCAGATGTTAATTCTGCAAATTGATCGTATGCTGCTGGATCTGCTGATCTCATGTTAATTCTCCTTGAATTTCTATCCATCTACTCCAAGATTTATTGGTATTAGTATCTATGCCAACGACATGTATGAAGTCTCGGGTGGGTTGCTTTGGTTCCTTCAAAAGACGCATATTTGTCTCATTTAAAGACTTATTTGCCTTTTTAAAGTTACATTTTCTGCAACTGGCAACCAAGTTTTCCCATGTATTCTTACCCCCCTTGCTACGGGGAATAATGTGATCTACGGTATATTCTTTTTTACCTAAATGCTTACCGCAGTATTGACAAGTATGCTTGTCTCGTTTGATTATATTCCTACGACTGACGGGACAATTTGTATAGGGAATGTGAACATATTCAATCAAAACAATAGCGGTAGGTAGTTGATACACTCCGCTTGTTGTTTTAATTTCATGATATTCATCATAATTGAATGGTTTAATTGCTTTACCAGTGAATAACATGTGTATAGCTTTAAACCAATCAATTACGGAAATTACTTCTTCAGATGCGTTTAAGAGTAGGACTTTACGGTCTACCCGATCATCTTCCTCTTTACAGCATGTCGAGGTTGAGTTGATTTGCTTCATCGTCTATGCTCTTCTTGAAATAAGTATCACCAAAATCATCACTAATATCTGGCATTACGACATCCTCGGATTGAGGTTGCATCTCAAAAAACTGTGTCATATTATCTAGATTTGAAAACGCCCAATCAAATGCTTCCTGAGCGTATTTTTTAGTAGAGTCGGATACACCTTGTATCTCGTCAAATACTTTACTATCCTCTTCTCGTAAGAAGAATCCAATTGTTCTTCTTGACATTTCTTTTACTTGTTCTGGTTGTTCCATATCCATTTCTGGAGATGCTTCATGAATAATCATACGAAGAGCCGTAGAGAATGAATATGGAAGATTTTCATCTAGTTTCTTTCTTACTGCCATTTCAAGTTCTTTGCCTTGAAGACCTTGATCTACAAATTCTTTTTCGTATTGTGGTTTTAATTTTTTCTTTACTCTGTCTAACGATTGCGATTTGAAAGTAAGCAGTGTTTGCATCTTATCAGATTTTGCGATGGAGTACATCAACTTTCTGGTAATTGGCATAATTTTTGGACCACTTGCAGGATCAATATTGGACATAGTTAATAAGTGTGTTGCAACTTCATCTGCTATTCCCGTATCAGATTTTTTCTTTGGTTGAAATTTGCCTTCACCTGTTGCAGCAATATAAGCCATTTCACCAAGCACTTCTGGCATGGTTTGAACAAGATTACCAACAAGTTGTTCGACTTGTTCTGTAAAAGGTTGCGCGGAATCAATTATTTCTTGCGTTTTTCTTAACGCTGGATCTTGCGAATCTCTATAAATTCCACCTTGTTTGAACATTCCCACTTGTCCTTTATTAGTGACTCCCTCTACGAAATTTTTAGATAAATCTCTAAGTGAAGATACTAATTCTATTGTTTTCTTTGCTCTCATAGCAACATTTTCTTGAACAATAGCATCGTCGGGATTATTTTCATTTTCCAACATTTTTTGCATCAATGCTTCTGGATCGTTAAAATTAAAACCCTGAGTAGAAAGATTTTGCAATGCAGTAACAATAGTTGCATTGGTTTCTTTACTTCTTCCTGACATTAATTGTGCTTCGCCTTTTTTCATGGAAATATTTAACTTATTGACGCACATTCCACCTTCAAGTATTTCTCTTTGTGAGCATCGAACAAATGCATTTTTACCCTCATCGAAACGAATAAAGGTTCCTTCTGCAAGTTGTATTTGTAGATCAGTTTTTGCGGTTTTTGACGAACTAGCTCTTGAACCTAACCACTGATCATCTAATTTACCTTTTGCTCTATCCATATGCTTGATAGTAGCACCTTGTAAAAATGTGCCATATTTTTCCATTAAAGCATCTGCTTGGATATTATAGTAAGCATTTACTTGAGAATAATTTGTTCCTTTTAAGTGTCCTTTTAACTTACTACGATTTTTTTCAGATACGATTGATGTGTTCAATCTTTTTTCAAGGGCATTCAACAATCCAATTTCCGCATGTTCTGCTGGAATTGCAGTTACATGCTCTGGTTTAATTGCTTGTTGTTCTAATTTAATTCTAGCAATTACCTTTGCTCTATTTTCTCTTTCACTTTGAGATTCTTCCAATCCATAATCATCTGTAAATTGTTTCTTGATCATTACTTCCCAAAGATCCAAATCTTCTGGATCAATACTATCAACAGTATCGGGGAATATACCACCATCAAGTTGATCACGATACGACATGATATAATCATTGACCATATCGAATGTCAATCCATTAATATCTACTTGATTCATTTCAGCAATTTCGCCTGCAAGAGAACGAATATATTGTTTAAACTGAGCAGAATTATTACGAATTTCGTCTTCGCCTTTATTTGCTGTTACATTTGTAACTAAATCAATTACTCCCATTGCTTCTCTGCGAGTGTTTTGTAATTGATCTTGTGATACTGGTAGTGGTTTCTTAGCGTTAACGCGCTCTGGAGGAAGACCTAACTCTTCTCCTTCATCTGGTTGTTGCTGCTGTTGTGCTTGATCACCACCCTCATATGGAACCATTGTGGGCGATAGTGGTTCTTTTACTGGAGCAGACTCACCCGATTGATAACGAGAAATAATACCAGGCGCAACTGCCATAAATCGTTGTACATACTGATCAACTTGACTTTTTACATCTCCATAGGATCTATCGTTCTGTTGAAGTTGTTGTTGCCATTCATTGAAACCAGACTTGAATGCACTAACATCAAGTTGCTGCAATGGAATGCCATTTTGTTGAGCAAAACGAACAACTCTATCATGTACCCATCTTTCGAATTCGGAATCATCAAGAGTCAATGCTCTAAGCATTGTATTTCTTTTACGACCGAGTGCTTGTGGGGAATATTGATCTATTGCTTCATTTAATTTTTCTGATAAGTTAAAGAACGATTTCATAGGTTATATTTATCCTTTAGTTCCTTTGCTCTTTTGGAACCTTTTATGCCAGGTGCGTCTGCTACTCGTTGCATAGCATCTTTAAATCCACCTTTTGCTTTGTGGATGTCCATTCCAAAATCAACTCCCACATTTGGAGAAGTTATAATAACTTGTTGAACTCTTTTTTCACCGCATTTAGGACATGGTTTGGTTTCTGGTTTCTTTCTTTGTTTTATAGGAAGAAATTCTTCAAACGACTCCTGACATGCTAAACATTTATAATCATAAAATGGCATAATTTATTTCTTTTTACGGTTTGATAACTTGTATTTAAGATGCGATACATTTGCATCGGATTTTGCGGGCATATCTGTCATTCCCATATTTTCAGATTCGGTGGGATTAAATATTATTTTTTCTGCTTTTTTCTTTTGTTCGTCTAATTTATATGCAGCATATAATGCTATTTCTTGCATTTGCTGATATGTTAAATGCTTTGGAAGATTTAACTTTTGAAATAAACGATTCAATTCGTGGTTCTGTATTCTATCATTCATTGTAGACTCCTGCAAGTATTTATTAAAAGAAAAAGGAGCGGTTTCCCGCTCCAATTTCGTCTGATATTAAATTTTTCAGTGCTTTTTCTTACCCATCTTCTTTAATGCTTCGCTAAAACAGTTCTTAAATGTTTTATATTCTACAGAATCACCCCATGTGCCAGTTGCGTAACCAGTTTCCTGTTCAAGTTTCCACGCTGGTATAGTTGGATCTTGTTGACGGCGAGATTTTTTATAATTTCCACGGGTAACACTGCTTGCTTGACCAAAACCTTGAAAAGTTTCTGGTTCCTTAGATTGTAGTGCTTTTGGAGCAAATTTTCCTAAATGTGCTTTTACGGATTCTGCATCTCTAAAATAATGTTGTTTTAAATGATTCCATTTATCTTTATGACCGACAGAAGCTTCAATATCCATTCTTCTACCTTGTGCTTCTGCTTCTTCCATATGAGGAAGGAAATGCGTTAATGCTTTTCCTAAGTTTTCATCACTATCCGTGTCAAAATGAATATAACCCTGATCTGCTCTTGGACCTGTATGTGAATACCCACGAACAAATCCTTTTTGCATTACATGGTGTTCAAGATCGTGATCAATGTCACGATAACCTTTTTCAATATCGCCAATTTCGTATTTGGCGTGTTGTTGCATTTCGCTTGCGTCTTTAAATCCAAACTTTTGTGGATTTCTTACAACATGCTGAATATGATAAGATGAACCATCGGATGCGTTAATAGATTCACCTTTGTTTAAATCGAACCAAAAATGTCCATGAAGGGGTTTTGTACTCATATAAATTTCCTTTTATCTTTATTTATTATCCGTGAATATCTGGAACTTCAACATGGTTTTGTCCTTGTGGGACTCTAACCGCAAAGTCTCCTGCCTTTTCTAACATTTTCTTGCCACCTTTGATGCGTAGTCCTGCAATCAGTCCTTCGCCTGGTTGTGCATCATTATAAACATGATCCAAGTGACGGTGATCGTGAATGTCTCCATCAATTACGCGGTACTTTTTACCTGTTTTTTGATCTGTAACATGGGTAGGAAGATCTCCGCCTTTCTTTTTACCACGCGCAGCAGGAACAGCAAATACCATTGCTGCGACTCCACCATTGTCTAAATGTTGTCTTACATGCTTCCAATTACTTTCTTTATGAACACCAGTAGAAGAGAATGTAACATGATAATTTTTTGGAAGTTCTTTCTTTGAACCGTCTGGATTTAAAACACGACCCTTAATTTTTGTATAATCGTAGAATTGAACATTTGGATGTTGATCAAAAATTTCTGGGTGCAACTTCTCATAAGGAATATCGGAAACAACATTCAAACGAACTGCTGCTCGTTTACCTTTTTTAGTTGCAGACTTTTCGTGTGCATCAATTTCATCATGCAACATGCCCATAAAGTGATGAGGATTGTCCAACATGAAATCTGTTTTTGCTAATCTTGCTTTTTGAGTAAATGTCATTGCTCCACGACCTGCCTTGTTCAAGCAAGCAGCACGACACTCTTTGGTTGCACATGAGCAAGTGTTGATTCTTCCAGATTCATCTGATGGAGTCAACGAAAGACCTTTGGTTGCAAACTCTGGTACACTTTCGGATTCTTTTGCAATCTTTGGATTACTTCCTTCTGCACCAAGAAGTTTGCTCTTACGCTTCTTGCGTCCTTCTTTTGCAATTATCTTGCGTTGCTTTGGATCTTTTACTTGATCAAATCCTTTGTTAACATCTCCCCATGTAACTTTAGCCTTTTCACTGCTAGGTTGTATTACATCTAATGAAACATCTTCAAGTAAGAAATCCAAATAACGATCAAACAAATAACATTCGTGTAAGTAATTAGAGAAGTTTAATTTTTCTTCACTAAATTCGAATCCACTCTTTGTTCTTTTTGCTTCTACACCGTGCTTTTCCAACCAGTGTTCTGCCTTATGAGTGTCTTTTACTTGTTTTGGTGTTAAACTTTTATGTGCAAGTTTAAATAGTTCTTTTGCTTTTTTAAGATTCATGTTAAACCTTCTTTGCTTGATCGTATGTTAAGTGAAATGTTTTACCGTTGTAACCTTCTTTACCATAATCATATAGGTGAACAGTAACTTTATGTTCTGGACTAATATGATTATGTTTTACCATTTGTCTTACTGCTAATCCTGCGGCATTTGCATTGTTGCCACCGATATACATGTGTTTATTGTCTTGATTGTGAGTGACACGCAACCAACCTTTATCATGCATACCATGAACAACTTCATCCGACCAATCCATAAAATCATGTCCTCTGAATAAGTTCATGTCTCTGTCTGGATCTGTTTTTGAATTCTTACTCGTATAGAATCCACGAATATCATCATCATTCATATTAAACTTCTGAGGATGATGAAACACTTCTTGTGTATGATATGGTCGTGTTACTGGTACAAATGTATTTGATTCTGGATGATACCATG